CCTTGCACGATTTCCATTAAATTCAAATGTGTAAGTTAATGCACTTGTTGTTGATGGAGAATCAAAGTAAGCAGTTGCAAAGTTTAATACATTCCAATTTCCATCCTCTGAATATCCGTGTCTGTCATTTGTATGAATAACTGTTCCACCTCTTTTAATTCTTATTTGTATATCATTCGGGCTACCAGCGTTATACTGTGTTCCACCAGCAAACATTTGAAGAAGAATCTCACTTGTAGCAAGATGAGGAGTGATAACAAGACTATGACCAGAGTCTACAAAGGTACTGGATGTTGCTTGAACTGAAGCCGTTGAAAGTGATTTTTTTACTTGAATAATATGCCCAGGGATGTGAACCCCTGTGTCTAAGTTCGGCTTGAGATTGTCTACAAATACTGTACTCATCCAGCAATCTCCATAACAGTTAATGTATGTTGCGTTTCATTAGACATCCCTAAAGTAACATCACCTTGGGTAGAATAGTTGTAGCCAGTAAATTTCGCTGTAAAAGTCACAGCCGATGTACTTCCTGTTGCAGCATAATAAATCTTACTGTCTCTGGTAAAAAATCTATTTGAAGCATTATCCATATAAAAATCATACGGGGCATCACTAGGATTAACACCATCATTTGGAGAGCCAGTTACAGCTGTTCCGTTTTTGTAAATATTAAAACCATATCCTTTAGATGCTGTTGTATTTCCTGATGAAAAATGCCCTTCAACCATAACCCAAAAATAGTTTGTTGCACTGCTTGGTGTAATTATTACAGAAAGACCCATATCAGTGTATGCCTGTGACGAGTTAGTTACTGTTGTTGTAGACGTGTCATTTTTTACCTGAATCACATGACCAGGAGCATGCAAAATTTGCCCACTACCAATTAAAATTTTATTACCGTTACCACCAGACGTCGGTGCTTTAATTGTTTGTACTGTTAGCTCTGATGCCATCTATACCACCGTAAATGTCCCATTAATTGTTAATGGTTGCGTAATTGTTATTGGCCCAGCAACAAAAGCGTTCTGATTGGCTGCGATTGTTACCGAGTTATTTAAAGAGTTTATATTGGTTCGTATGGGTGTGTCGTCCAAGACGAGAGTCGAAGCAAGCTTTGCTGGGGTTACTGTACCGTCTGCAACTGTACCAGCGTTGAAGACGTCGCCCATTCCTACAATGTAATCAACTACGTCTGTGCCATTTACAAGATTTGCTGTGAATGTGATTGTTGAACCTGATACTGTATATGCTACGTCTGGGGCTTGCGTTACACCGTTTACTGAAACAATAAGACGAGTGCTGCTGCCTGGGTCGTATGCTGCACCATTGAATAGAAGACTGTAAGATGCACCGCCGTTTGGGGTGATGTTATCTAGTTTTTTAAAATCTGAACTTAGGGGCTCACGTCCTATATATGGCATTAGTCAGCCTCCTTTATTGTTAGTTTGCCTTCTTCTACTTGTTTTAAAATCTCTGCATAGTGTATGTTACTCTCATCCATTGGAACAGTTACGTTTTGACCATCTATACTCGCACGGATTGAAGATTTTACACCCTCTGGATTACTATTATATTTAGCATTTTTAATATCCATTTTATAACTCCGAATTAAAGTCAAAACTAAGTTGGTTGGTGTTAGTACCCATATCTATATACGCACCGTCACCACCGCCACCGCCAGATGTACTTAGAACCCTAAACCTAAAACCATCATTATTGATAAATTCTTCTACAATATCACTACTGTTAGCATTGTGTGTAGCGTCTACAGCCCCTCCAAAAACAACTTGGATTGCTCCAGTTGTGCTGTTTCCCCCATACGTTGTAATGCTAGGGGATGCTCTCATTGTGGTTGTAAAACGGTGTCCAGCTGTAAAGTGACTATTTCTTATCATACCAAGTAAAATACCCTCATCACCACCATCTCGTCCAAAATCTTGAAAATAGCGTTGACAAAGCGCAAGCTCTTCTCCAAAGATTCGATGCTCAAAGTCCGTGGCGGTGTCGCCTATTTCCATCTGAACTCCTGTGATTTGCCACGTTGCTCCAGAAGTTGTGGCAAGAGCCGTGGAAGCCCCAGTAACCATGCTCTTAGAGCTACCTGAACTATTCGAGGAGCCCCATGTCGTGCCTTGTGCTGTACGAGCAGCATCAACTGCACCAAACCCCCAATATACTGTAACAGCAGCAGTATTATTAGTATTAAATGTTCCCGCAGTAGGTGCTTCTATATTAATTTTTTTGTGTTCCCAAGTGTTGGCAGAACTAATTGTATACAACTTTCCAATATCAAGGGCATTTGCTGAGTCTGCCAAAATAAGAGGAAAATCCCCTGTTTGATTTGACTTTACCCAAAAAGAAATAGTGCAACTTTTAGCTGTTGATGAGCCCCAATTAAGATGGGCCATATTCTGCCCCTCTATTCTTTGCAGAAAAGCAGAGGCATTTGTGCCTGTAAGAGTGTGTGCGCTGTTTCTAACCATTTTAAATGATTTATAGTGACCTGTAGGCGCATCACTTTCTTGAGTTTGAGTAGCGTTATCTGGATATCCACCAAACCGACTAAGAGCAAACCTATCCAACAAGTAATTATCAGTCGTGGGTGTAGTGCCTGTAACACCCCTCTGCGAAATTTTCATAGCACCATTGATGACAAGATTTCTGCGCCCTAGATTGCCTTGTGGCCCTATGATTTTACTTCTTGGCATTATGACTCTCCTGGCTTTGTAGGCCACACCACTTTTGCTATGTGGTCATATTTTTTTGTAATATCTCTAAGCTCTTGTCTGTATTTCTTTTGTTCGTCTGTCATTGTTGGTGTGTCTTCATAAGCCCAGTAGTCGGTTTCACGCAATTTAACATTACGCTCGTCTCTCAGCATGTTCATCCCCAAAGAAAGATTTACATTATGTTTTTCTTTTTCTTTAAACTCTTCCGACATAAATCCTCCTTATGGCTGCGATGTGACGTAAGTTGAATTATTAAATACCCAATCCATAACCCCCGCACCCTCAAACGTAAAAAATATATCTCCACCATAAATACTAGCTGAAGCTTTTATGTAAATATGTGAGTCTGAACCTAAGTGAATTGTTCCATTAGAGCTATTTCCAGAGTCGCCACTGTTTGTTGCAAAACCATAAAGACTGCCGTTGTAACCAGCAATCGAACAGTTGTAATTTACAAACCCTTGTGTTTGGTTAAACCCACCACCTCTGTTTACAAAAATTCTAATATCTCCAGTAAAAATATTTCCAAGTGAATACTGAATAGCTTTGTACCAACGAGTTTCTGAGCTGTTAATTCCTACAACGCCTCGACGTATTACCTGATTTCCTATTTGAACATCTGCTTCATTTCCGTTCGATGACTTTCTTACAGTTAAAAGATGTGCTGCACCTAAAGCGCTTGGGCCTATACCCACGTTTCCAACACTTGAAACTCTAAGCCTTTCGTCTAAGCTACCACCTTCTGGCTTTGTGCTAATCATTACATGCGCACCACTGTCATCGCTAGCATTGCTATCACTGGTTTCTGCACGAGCTTGCACAACACCAACCAACTTCCCATCAGCATCATTATTGGCGTCATCAGCATTGTTTGAGTTGTAAAATCTAAGTTCACCTAAAGATTGGTTGTCAGCATTAGTATCTCTTCCTAAACTTACTACACCAGCGTTACCGCTTGGCCCGTGAACCTGTAAATATCTATTGGTTGGCCCTACTTGACCAGCATGTATTGTTGACTCTCCTCCAATAGAAACATTTGAATCAAGATTTGTAACACCTGTTACGTCTAAGGTTCCAGATATTGTAGAATTTCCACTGGTTGTAGAATTTCCACTAGCAGTGATGTTTGCTGCCTGAAGGTTTGACGCTGCGGGATGTGTTCTTGACTCTGTTCTTGCTCCACGAAACACAACGTAGCATGAATCTGTGGACAGCAATGCTTCGTCAAAAGTAATTGTTTGACCCGATACAGTGTAAGCAACAGTTGGTTGTTGCTGAACGTTATTGATAAAAACTTCTATGTCTTCAGGGGCAGTTACTGTTTGGTTGAGGCTGTAAGCTGTAGCGCCCGTACCTGTAATTGTCTGAGAAACAGAAGCTGTAAATGTATCCTTTGGTTTCTGTCCTAAGTATGGCATTAGCTAGTAATCTCCATTACGCCCATAACAACATCGAGGCTGTCAGCAGTGTCTGATTTGAACTGTAGGTCGTCGTTTGCTTCAAGTATGTACTTTTGCCCACCCATGACTTCGAGTGTGGCTCCTGATAAAACCTGTACGTCGTTTAGTAGCAGTCGGTGATTTGCGTTTGAGCTTCCGTCTGTGCCTCCGTGTCGAAGCACACAACTAACTTTGATTGTTCCTGTTGTCCTGTTGCAAAGCGCTACACCAAGAATAACCGATGCTGTTAGGTTTGCTGTGTTGGCGTCGTACACCGTAACAAAACTTGTATCTATCTTTTGTGTTGACGCTTTTTTAAATGTATTTGCCATCTAGTTCTCCTATCACCCAAGCGCAATGCTTAGTGCAACAGCGTCGTCTTGTGTCGCTGCTAAAGCTGCGTTTATTTTTAAATTCTTGTTTACGTTCCACGTATCATCCGTATTTGCGTATGTTAATGTTGCGTCTGTACCGCTTCCAATCTCGACTGTAATCCCAGCTCCGTTAGAGGCTGCTGCATTTGCAGAACCCTTGGCGACAGTAATGTTCTTATCAGTCACATCCAAAGTAGCAGAATTTACTGTGGTTGTCGTACCATCTACTTGCAAACTTCCCTTGATTTGAACCAAGCCTGTGTTGTCGCCCACTGCTGCTGGGTCGATAACGAATGTAGCTGGGCCTCGAAGCTCTCCACCAAGAGTTACGTTATTGCCAAAAGCATTTGTTATTCGAGCGTCTGCTCTTGTGTTTGTGAAGTATAGGTTTGTGCTGCCTTCTGGCAGATTGTCAGTGTCATAGCCTTGAATAAATAATACAAAAGCAGAACCATTGTAGACCTTCATCTGCGTTGAAGATGTGTCGTACCAAAGGTCGCCCGTGGTCGGACTTGATGGAGCAGAGCCCCCAATAGCGTAAGTGTTAGCAAATGAGTTTACGTCTGTGACGTTTGCTGCAACTGTATTTACGTTTGCGATTGAACCAGCGACTGTGTTGACGTTTGCGATTGAGCCCGCCGTTGTATTTACATTAGCGATTGAACCCGCAACCGTTGTTACATTTGCATTGTTGGTTGCTACAGTGGTTACGTTTGATGCTATTCCAGCAACAGTTGTGACATTTGCGTTGATGTTTGAAACAGCAGTTACGTCTGAGGATATTGATGCGACTGTGGCAATGTCGTTGTTTTGTGTTGCAATACTGTTGCCCATAGCATTGCCGTGCTGGGTACAGTAGTAAAGAAGACCTGATGATGGAGCATTGTTTGGTACAGCAAATACAACTGTTGCACCAGCCTGACCAGCAGTTCCATTTACAGTTACACCTGTTGTGTAAGATGTAGAGCCGTTCTTAAATGCTAGTGGGTGTCCACTGTTAGTGTTGTCACTTACATCGAATGTGTATGTGAATCCACGAACTAGCGTAAGTGTAGGATTAGTTGCCCCGTCTATTGCAAACTTGTTACCACCAGAGTTTACAACTGTGACAGTAAACGTCTGTGTTCCTGAAAATATACCAGCAACAGTGTTTACGTTCGCTATGCTGTTAGCAACAGTAGTAACGTTAGAATTTATACCAGCGACACTATTAATGTTAGTTGAGTTTGCGTTGACGGCATTAATGTTTGTAGCGTTTGAGTTTACGGCAGATACCGCAGACGAAATACCAGCTACGCTTGTGACGTCAGACGAGATTCCAGCAACTGTGGTTACATTCGTGGATATTCCCGCAACTGTAGTTACATTGGCTTGTATGCCAGCTACTGTCGTTACGTTTGCGTTTATTCCAGCAACGGTGTTGATGTTGGCTATGTCTGATGCTGCTGTATTAACGTTCGCAATGTTTGTGGCAACAGTGTTGATGTTTGCGATTCCCGTCGCAACAGTGACCACATTTGTAGATGTCGCCCAATACTTAGCTGAGTTTTCTCCTGTGTTTCCGACTGTGCCACTTGTTTTTATAGCCCAGTCCTTGGCAGAACCAGTGGTGGTGTCTACACCAGTTCCACCAAGAGCGTAGGCCTTCGAGGAGAACTCTGCGTTGTCTGCTGTGCCGTCTGTCTTTGTTGCCCAGTCTTTTGCGTTACCGCTGTTAGCTGCGCCCGTTACACCTGTGCCTCCGATAGCCCAGGCTTTTGCACTGTACTCGGCTCCTGTAATGGCTCCGTCTACTTTTATGGCATAAGCTCTTGCTTCAGAAACATCAACTATCTTTGTTGTGTTGCTGCTAGATGTAAAATTTGATTCGCTAGAAAAAGTTTGTCCTGAAGTTAGTCCGTGTACGATGTACACGTCCTTTACACTGTCAGTGACCACATCAAAGTTTTGATATGTTGTTGATGTGCTAAATGCGCCTGTGATGTTAAAGAATGTTGTAATGTCTACATAGCCAGTAGATGCGTTAGCAAACTGTCCTATACGAACTTGTATCTTGTCTGTAGCTGGGTCGAATCTAAACTCAAAGTTAGTTGAACGAAATACGCCTGACCCGTCAAAAAGGTCGTCAATCATATCGGGAAGGCTACGTGTACCCTTCTCGGTATTCTCCATGTACGTATCTAAAATGTGTTCCCCTGTCTTAGAGGAACGGAATCGTATCTGTTCGCCTGTTGGTTGAGTTTGTGCCATTAGTTGTAATACCCCAAATCTTTCATCAACTGTATTAGTTTTACTTTAGTAATCTTATACTTGTCGTCCTGACCAGCTCCTTCTAGTGCTTCAATCTTTGTTTCTAGTTTGGCTATGGTTTCTTCCATAGCTGTCATCTTGTCCTTGATTGATTTGTATTCAGACGTCCTTGTCTTGTTCATTTCTGCAAGCTCTAATCCCAAGAGCCTGTCGTTTTCCTCCACCAAGTCAACTATCTTCTTGTCTTCAATGGAGGCTTTGAGTGCTTCTACCTTGCTCATTGTCCTTGCCTCTCTCTAAGTGGAATGAGGTTGCCCTTCTGAACTTCTTGCTGGACATTCTCATTCGGTTGTACTGATGCACCTCGCATCTTTTCCATAAGCTGCATTTGCTGAGATGGGCTTGGGCCGTCTTGTGCCATCTGGTCTTTCGAGATACGGAACCTGTCCATATCTGTAATGCCCATAGCTCTAATAGCTTCTTCAGCAATCTGACCAGCGTTGTATTCCATGTTTAAACCTGTCTGCGCCATAATCTGTAGCATGTTCATCCATGTTTCAGCATTACGTGTTGGTTCGAGTGGTAGTGTGCCATCAATCACAAGGTAATCAATATCGCCTTGTAAATCTTTCTGCACGTCAAAATCGAGATAGCCGTCATCTACCATAGACGCTAGTTGATTCGGCATTTCTCTTTCGTCTACCTTGACCGAACCTTCCATAGACAGACTGTCTTGTATGTTAGCAACCATCATCCGTACCATAGGTCGGATGGTGGTGGCAGACATTACACGTGCTAGCACACCAAGACGTTGTGAGCCCAGTTGTGTTAGACGCTGTATTTCTGTTGCAGTTCGGATGCCGTCTGATGTCGGCATACCTTGTTGTGCGTCGGATGCTGCCGATACCCTTTGTTTGAGTTCTGCCATAGCAGCAATGTCGTTAAAGTGACCACGGGTTACATCTGGAACCTGTGCAATAAATACACCGTCCCCAGGCTTTGTCCCTGGCAATGTTCTTACAACGCCCCAAGGATTCCTGTCGATTAGG